GTGCAGGATGTTCTCAGGCTTCTCAACTGTCATCTTTCCATCGTCAAGCAAACTGTAAGCTAGTATTCCATTCTCGCGGAACGGAAGGACGTTGGCCGGGTCAAGAGGCAGAAGCGAAACAGGCTGGCCGAATGAATCGCGCTCGATGTAAGCGAATCCACCGCCGGCAAGAATGGCATGCGCCTCGAGCGTCTGCCGGAGAGCCTTGGCGCTCATGTCCCGATTGGGCCGGTCAACTAGCAAGCGGAACGCAGGGTGGTCCTCAGCCTTTGTCTTTGCCTTCCCGTCACGGCTGAGAACATAAAGCGGGAGCCGCCCTATCGTGCTGCTGCGAATGTTGACTGCCCGCCAAAGCGCAGGATAGCCTAGAGCTGTTTCGTGTGTAACGTCCACGCCCGACGAGGCGGGACGACCGAGAACCTCTGAGATGCCGCTGCTGTTCAGCGGTACGGAAGGGGTCTCTACGCTTCGCTTATTCAGGATCGCTTCTAAGAGCATTTCATTCTCTGCCTATTGCGCACGCGACGAACACAGCAACACCACCCGCGAGCATGTATGCTGCCGGTGGATATAACTGCCAGCAACCGAACAAGATGGCTGCGATTCCTGCGATGGCTAGCAAGTCAAGAAGCATCGTAAGCATACCACGCCCCTATCTGCCGCCGCTTGTGCTTGTCCATTTTCGGAGTTCCTGCGCCGGTCTTGTGCAGGTGTTCTATTCTTATGTCCTGTTTGCAGAACTTGCTTAATATTTCATTGATTCGCTCGCTGTTGGTGATGTCGATAGCTTCAACCTTTGGATGGAGCCACCACTTGAAACGGCCGATGGCGTTATAGTTTCTTTCGGCCCACGGAGCAATCTTGTCAGCATACCACTCATTGAAGGGCTCGACCTGCTTCTCAACGTATTCCTCAAAGCTGTGCTGCCAGCACCACGCATCGGCGGGATGTCTCCATGCCACCTGGTTCCCGTCTTTGTAATAACGCGCACGCCAGAACGCCCACTTGCTCCACTCGCAGGCAACGGGCTCACGGATTGTAGCAAATACTGTCACAAAAGAGTTGAGACTTCTGCCAGTAAACGCCTCAAAGTCCTCTGCCCGAATGTGGCCGATTGGCTTTCCTGGTTCATGCCACTTGCGAGCGAGACCGGGTTCCGTATATCCGGGCAGGTGTTTTCTAGCGGCGGCGGTGACTGAGAGACCGCCGCACTTCGGGATGTGCAAGAAGCAAAGGCTATCGTTGAAAAAGCAAGGCATATCAAAAGGTCGCTGCAATCTGTTCCAATACTGTAAGCTCCGGCCTGCGTACCATCTCCTGCGCTTCCCGAATCCACTGACATACGGCTGCAAGCCCCGGCTGTTCTAGGCTCGCGGCGTGGTCTGTGCCCGGCTGCGCCCGTGACATCGTGACGTGAACCTCAACTAGGCAGGCGTTGTATTTTATAGCGGCGACGACCGGAGCCTTTACACCTGCGCTGTGGTCGCTGTATCCAACCGGGCACCCGAACTCAGTGCGTAGAGTTTCAATCCTTGAAAGGTTGCAGCGCTCAATGGGCAGCGGGTATTCGCTAACACAGTGAAGCAAGACAACTCTCGTCTTTTTCGCGGCACGACTATAAGCCTTCTCAATCTGGAATAGGTTCTCTGCCTGGCCGGTCGAGATGATTAAAGGTTTGCCGGTTTCTGCAAGCGCGTCAATCAGCCGGTGGTTGTTCATGTCCTTGCTAGCGAGCTTGTAGAATCGGCACCAGTTATTCTTCTCGAGCCACTCTATGCGGCTGACAGCGCAGACCGTGGTGAACAGCTCGGCTGGGTTCTCGTTGTATTGGTGACGCGCTTTGAGATGCGCGAAGGATTCATCATCCAGGTCAAGGCGGGCTCGATGGTCGCCATAGGTCTTGCCGAAGCTATTGCGGCCGGTATACAGTTTGTTGCGATCCTCGCGGCTGAACTCTTGGAGCCGGTCGCGGGCTTGCAGCTTGAGATAGTTGGCACCGGCTTTCGCAGCCATCTCCATCAGCCGAAGCGCGTGGTACGTGTCGCCTTGGTGGTTCTGTCCTATCTCGGCGACTACTTGCGGCGTGGAGTTTGGTTCTAAGAACTGCATGGCTCCTCCATCCGAAAGGCAACCTTTGCAACATCGCTCGGCGTGTCCACAACCGTAGGGAACGGCGTACCCTCCATTTCGATAAACATGCCGAGAGTCTCGATGTAGCCGTTAGGCGTTACGTGTTCTATTGCCGAGGCCCATAGCCTGAGCGCATTTGCGGTGAACACTTCCGGCGCTGCGTAGCGTGTCATCACAGACGGGGTCTGCCCGAACTTATAACCAAGGTAGACACAAGTGTTCTGGTTTGCTGGACCTGCCTTGCGGAACATCTTGATGTCACGAACCGCGCGGTCAATCAGGTCTGGCATCACTAGCGGGCTGTCACCATTAACACGAACAACCAACGCCGGGTTGTACTTATCGACAACCGCCGCAATCCTACCAAGCACGTTGTTCTCAGAAATGCCCTTCGGGGCCATGTAATCCGCTTTGTGTTTTCTCAGCCAGACGGCTAGCGGCTTGTTGCCTTTGTTGTTGGGAATAGCCACCACTACCTTGTCAACGAATAGCGATTGACTGCATCTTTCAATAACGTGTTGAATCATCGGCTTGCCACGTATCTCAACTAGCGCCTTTCCAGGAAAGCGGTTGCTAGTCATCCGCGCAGGGATGACGCAAAGAGTTTCAATCGTTCCAGAGCGCTTCGAGATTTTCAAAGCTCGTCCCTTCTTCTTCTGGCGTGTCCTGTGTGCTTGCCAATTTGATCGCCATGATAGCAGCAACCATGCCATCAATCTTAGAACTAGACGCATTATGCTTCGGCCTCACTGGTCTAATGTTTCCGTTGAAGTCGGTGTGGACCTCAACATTGTTAGCCATCCAGTTCGCTACTTGGTTGTGACCATGCTGGAGCGTTTCAGCCGTGACGCAGCGCTCCAGCTCGCGGCATGGCTCCGACAATGTACCGGCTCCCTGGCGAACCTTGACCATTGACAAACCTTCTGCTTCAAGTGCCTGGCTTGTGGCTGTTGCGTTCCAAGGATCGTAACCAATAAAGCGAAGGTTGTAGCGCTCCGAATCTTCAAGGATGTCTTGAACGATTACGCCGTAGTCAATCGTCGGGCCTGGCGTAGCCTTAACAAACCCGCCGCGAACCCAGGCGCTATACGGCACCCGGTCTGTGTTCTCAATGTCTCGCATCCGTTCTTCGGGTATCCAGAACCGCCATTGTAGGCGGTAGGAGTCACCATGCTTGCAAGCCAAACAGAATGCAGCGATGTCGGTGGTTGCTGCCAAGTCTAGCCCGCCGAACACTGTCTCGCCGTCCGGGATGAACTCAAGCGGGTCGCAGTCCATCTCATAAGCCGTGTTCCACTTGTCCATCGGTAGCCAGCGTGTTGTCTGCTGCGTGTGCTGGTTCAGGAACAGGCGGCGAAAGTCATTCTCAAGTCGCGGGTTCTCTTTGGCTCGCTTTGCTTGTCGGCGCATTGACTCTAGACTCCTAAAGTCACCGAGCGCGGGATTCGCTTTGTGCCAGACCTTCTCGTCAAGCCAATCGTCCTCCTTTGCTGCTTCGTATATTACTGGCAAGTAGGTTGGATCGTCCACAATGCCATCGCGAACCTTGACCGCGTAATCGTACAGCTCCCACTCAAGAGACTCCGGGTTATAGACTCCTGCGGTCGTGGTTGTGAGAATGAGCTTTTCTAGCCGGGCCTCCGAGCCGGTAGTCAGCGCGGTGTATAGCTCGCGGCGCTTCCAGACGTGGACCTCGTCAGCTATCACAAAGCTCGGATTGTAGCCGTGCTTGGTTCCGTCCTCAGATGACAGAGAGACAAACACGCTGCCAGTTCGCTCGTTGATAACTCGCTTGCTTGCCGACACGATCTTGCAAGACTTGCGCAAGTGCGGGTTGTTAAGAATCATCCCTTTGAGCTTGCCGAATACAATGCCTGCCTGCTCTCGCTCTCCTGCGGCGCTGTATATCTCGCCTTGAGTGGTATCGCAGAACAGGAAGTACGCCGCAAGCGCTGCGCTTAGTTCTGTCTTAGCGTTCTTGCGCGGGAGCCAGATGCCGCAGTCCGTATATTGGCGGTGCCCATCTTTGGTCTTTGTGTCGAATATCTTCTCAATGATGGCCCGCTGCCAGGGACGCAGTTTGAACTTCTGGCCTGCGTAGTCACCGGAGAGCGTTAGGCACTCGATGAACTTGCAAACCTCCTTCGCCGAGTGACTCATGCCATCAGCCGCAGGAGTGGGTTGTCCGGGTCAAGCGAACCCTCTTGTAGTATTATCCGTGAACGGCTTGAAGGCGTAAGCCCGAACTCGGCCGATATTTTAATGAGTTCTTCTTTGTATCGGTGCAGCTCGACGCTGAATGGATTACGATGGACCTCAGGCGTTCCGTCCTTGTTCTGAGTGACAAGCGCCTGCCCTGTCTGCTGAACCCGTTCAAGTGCAAATCGGTAATTGGCGTAGGTTTCGCAATACAATTCTATCGTAACTTGATAGCTAGCAGACCACAAGCCAGCCGAACGCAGTATGGCCTCAAGGCTTTCCCAGGCAGCAGCAGCTTGACCCTTTAGATGTGATGGTAGCGCGGGCTCGTCAGCCGATGTCGGGGGAACTTCGTCCTTGAACCGCTGCGGGTTCTTCAAGTGTCGCCCCTCTGCAATCTGTATTTCGCGAGCTTTGCGTTTGCGCCCTTTCATGGCAATAGTCCTTTTAGTGTTTCATAATCATCGGAGTCATGCTCTGCAATTTCACTCCACAGCGTTTCTGATTGCTTTAGGTATTTCGCCTCGGCTTCTAAGTTTGCCCACACGTTACTTTGCCGCGAGTGCCTTACGAGCGGGCCATTTAGGTCGAAACAATAACCTCGCCTATACGCTTCTTTCTGCCAGAGCCAGCCCATCCATATATCATCAAAGCGGTCTACGTTTATAAAATCACACCACGGTTGCCATTCATGGGGATTGAAAGCGATATTCATTCCGCACAATGAGAAGTATTTTCCGAATATAGCTTGTGGATAAAACTCCATCGGCTGCTTTTCGTGCGCCAGTTGTCGCACAGCACAATAGTCGCCTATATCAGTCCAGAACCCTATGCTACATGCCACGGGATAAACAATTGATCTCTCCCTGTAAGGCGTGCCCCTGGACAGCGGTGATGTAACAGCCTGATACATTTCCACTTCTTGATAATGTAAGTTAGCAAGATGCTCGTTAGCGTGCTCCTCTAAGGAGCGAGTAACAGCAGGGAAGCAATCATCGTCTAATATGACAACATGCTCATACCCTTGACGCATAGCTTCATTAACTCCTTTGTTTTTTGTTGCGCCACATCCTACGCGGCAAATATCTTTTTCGAGAAATAGCCAGTCCGGTTTAGTCCGATTACGATGGATCTTCCATTCCTTGCAGAATAGGTCTATTTGCTCTTGGTTCACCCACGGGACGATTACAGCAAATTCTTTACTCATGCCGGAACCCCACGCCATTTTGATCGTTCAGTAGTTGTTTCAGGCCGGGAGACTTAACATCGGAAACCGCTTGAAGTTCCAACCCATGATTATCGGGGCCAGCTTTTTCAAGCGATTCCCAATCAATGTCTTTCTTCCGGATTAGTTTTGTGTCAAATTTCGTCCAGTTGCTTTTGACCTTATGCTGCGGCCTGCCGAACCTACGCTTAGTTTCCACAATGCCGGGCCACTGTCTTTCGAGGTCGCGGGACATTTTCAAGCGGCCATCATCTGCATAAACTGACTGCTGCCCGCCCTTTACTTTTGATACCTTACCGCCGTAGTTAGTCGGCCCTGTTTTCATGTAAAATGCGTTGAACAAAACAGTGCAATAGCCCGCAGCCAATACTTGCAAAGTCATATCCGTATCTTCGTTGTAGCGATACCTCCACTTGTTCGGCAACGAGTTCAGCATACAGAACACCGTATAGCACCTCGAGTTTAGGTAAAACGGAGGCCATCTGTTTTGAGTTGATCCATTACAGGGTAGAAACCCCTCGCTGTTGAAAGAATATAGCCCGATGTTTTCATATCGGTCACAAAACTTATCGGCTGCTGTGATAGCAATTCCCGCATCGCAGCGAATCCGATAGCCTTTGTGTAATCGACCAAGATAACCAATATCATCGTCGAACTGCCAGTGCCTCTCTGCTCCGATTGAAACTGAATGTTCTTTACAGTGGTTCCTTGAATACACAAGCCCCTGGTCGTTTTCAGGTAATGCAATACACCTATGTTCGCCCAGAACACTTGCGTACGCATCAAACTCCTGAGGTTCAATCATTACGTGGTAATCTACCCCATCGGCTTCAAGCATTTTGGCCGTTATGCAATTACCGGATCGGCCTTTAGATGGAATGTAAATGGGGTACTTAGGCTTTTTCATTTTGCGGCCTCTTTGTACTTGACTGATTCTAAGTCATTGCGGTTTTTGTGTGGATACCACGCTTGCACAACATTGCCCCGCTTCGTAGGCTTTTTGATTATGTTCGATTCAATTAGTTTTTCTATTAGTGTTTCTCGTTCTTTTTCTGTTTCACAATGCAAGAGTACATCCTGGGTTTTGTTTCCAGGGTCATACTCAGGCATGCCGACCCACTCCGCTGCTGCATCGAAGTCCTCAATTTCGCTTGAAGGTCGCGTTACCATCAAGAGGTTCGTTAGGATCTGATCGTCATAGCCAGTGCCCAAAAGACCCAGGGCATCGTTATCCTTGATTTCTTTGAGTAGCTCTGCAAGTGCTCGATCATTCGTGTGGCACAGATTGGCAATTTCATTATCGCCAGTCAAGACTTTTAGCGCTTGCGGCGAATCAGGTTCTATATCAAGGCGCACCACTGATACGTCAGACATCCCTATTTGTTTTGCAGCTTGGATTACGCCATGCCCGGCCAGTATCGTATTGTCCTTAGCAATCACAACATTGCGGTAGAAACCGTGCTGCTCAATGCTAGAAACGATATGCTCTAATTGATCTTCTGGGTGTTCTAGGTAATTGCTAGGGTGTGGCTTTAGGTTTTCGATTGCAACGGTTTCTTGCTTAAGAATTCTTTCTGGCATTGTGGACTCCTGATAAGTATTCTGCGGCTATCAATTCAAGGCAACGCCCGTCTGAAATGTTATTGTCTTGTTCAGACTCACGCAACCTAATGCAAGCAAGATTGAAGATATACTTCTGTTCCACCGTTAGGATTATCGGCCTGGCCATATAGCTAGGCCGATAATCCTAACGG